CTGTGAACAACCTTTAGGGTCGAGAAGGAGGACTATTACAGTCCACGGACTAAGCCGTCTTCTTTTGAGACTCAAGTCTCCGCTATAGACCCACGAACGTGGGCTCTATCAATGTCAGCTTTTGCTGGCATCGGAGTCTCGAGAAGTGAAAAGTTCCCAGACAAAATGTCTCGGGCAACGAATCGCTCCTCACCTGTGCGGGGCCGCCGTCTTGTGACAATGGCCTCCCACAACTCTGCCTTTTCAAGCAAGCCATATGGCTTGGCAAGTATTGCCATTAGCTTCTGGGGAAACATCTCCAGTGCAGAGTGAAGAGAGTTAAAACCCTCTTCGTAATTGATAGATCTGGGTTCTTCGAAATCTCGAAGATTTGCAGCAATTTGCAACGCCTCTTTGACGACCCAGGCCTTTTCAATCATGAGGTTCATATCGAACTCTGGGATATAGTTGAGCCTATGAGCGATTACTCGCTTCTTAGCTCTCCCTAGTGCTCGAACCTCTTCCGGACTAAGTCCGGATTCAGTGGCGATTTCATCCAGTGTTTTCATCTGGCCTACCATCGCCGCGGAAAGCACGTATTCTTCGTGCGCCCGCTCTCGAACATCAAATTCGAGACCACGGATCTCCCCCCCCGTCGAGAGGGTTCGGAGACAACGGCGAGTAAAGCCGTCTGCAGATCCGTGGAGTACGTCTAAACAGAGTAGACCGTACACCTTATCTTTGAGTAACTCGAAGATTAGGGTTTGCACCTCCGGTATTACAGGCATCCCTGCCCCACCGAAGTGTGTCGGAACATAGCATAACGCTTGTTTCCAGTGGACATAACGTCCCATTCGGAAGAACCATCGTCGTGTAATTAGCACTTCTAGGTTCTTCCAAAGCGGCGGAAGCCATGATAGCTTCTTCGCCAAGGCTTGAGCCTTCCCTATTGCGGGATTTGGCAGGCTCTCGCCCGGTATGGAGGGGTCCACTTTACCGTAAGGTGAAAGTAAACGGACCTTTATCGCATCGACGTGGATATGCTCGTCATATGGGACTTCCCAAAGTGGTTTGTCCCACGTGAGCCTGTGACCCTCAAAAATGAGGGGCTCCTCACAGTATTGGCCAGCTCGTTTTGTCACAACAAGTTTCTTGTTGTTGATACGATGGCCAAGTAACTTGTGACATAGGATTACCTTGTCCAAGTACTCCTTGTCGCCAACCTCGATAAAATCGTCGCCGGCTGACTCGGAGAAATCCTCGACCTTAGGTCTTGGATTTGTTAAGAAGCTGTTGATATCGGCTCTGGTATATCTGTAACAGATTGCCAGTTCGTGGGCTAATAGCCAATTTGCCGAAACAGCCTCTTTGGTCCCAGGGTTTCCCATAAGGATCCCATTTGAAGACGTAAACGCGTATTCAAAGTTGCCATGAGCAACGGGACCAAAACTTTCATAGAAGTCATGTGGACTTGTTAACAGGTCCACCATTACCTTGAAAAGGGGTAGACTTCTATTAGCACCGTCGAGCAAGCCATATAGCAATGCTCGAGTATACGCAAACGTCATGTTATCAGACGCTGCCTCAAGATCTCCGAACATAAAATATGATCCGGGATCCGGTGCCTTGGGTTTCCTCGCCAGATTACAGGCGAAGTCCCATCCCTTCCAGCTTCGGAGAAATCCCGAAGTTAGTTTAGGGTGTGCAGCCAATATCGGAGCAAGTTCATGCCCCAATGGTTGAAGGAAAATTGTTTCCCAATCTTCGGCGATTGATATCCAGCGGACTTTGTTCCCTGGTTCGCCGATTGGCTGCGCTCTTACCTTTGGGTTTGTCTTCCCGCTAAGTGCGAGATTAAAGCTAGATTTGAATTCAGATCCAGCTAAGACACCCGAACGTAAACCACGTTCTATCGAGTACTGCAAGAACTGGTAACCAGTGCAGCAGTCTAGCCCAAATATGGGCTCCTCGATTCGGTAGAGCGGATCAAGACCTGGAATGAGGAATGGAGTGTCGAAATTCGACTCCAGGAAGTTTACCTTCCCCTCAAAAGTCTTGAGAGGTATTGCACGACACATTGTCATAAAGATAGGTTTACCCTTTTCTTTGCAATACCTCGCCCCGAACCATGTTTCGCCCGTTTGTGTGGACGTCGGACAACTTGTGACATAGTCATCAAGATAGTCCTTCAGGAACGAGATAACTCGTCCTCCTTGGTTTCGGGGTGCCTCAAATGAGGCGGTCGCTGAGAGAGACAAATGTGCCTCACTCTTGACCTCAGATCCTCTCACGTAGTGAGAGATTCTTTTCCCAATTTCGTAGGCTGCGTTACGCAGCTCTTCGTAAATGGGCCATCTCCGCGTCAGTCGCTCACGATAATCGTCGAACTCCTGACTAACCCTCTTCCTTGTCAGGGAGGGGGCGGGGAAATTCCTGGTAGAGCAGAGATGCGATAATCGCATTTGAAACTCTTTATTGGGGCTTAAAAGCGCCAAACTCAGCCAGGGTAGGTTTTTATACCATCGTTTGCCGAGTTTACCTCGGTTTAACCATGGAAAACCCGCCGGAATTAGAGCAGGTTCCGGCATGCCGGCATTCAATTGCCGAACATGTAGGCTAAATGCCTTCCACATCGATGTGACTCGGTCCACAGAGAGGACGCCATTAGATGTCGCCCATCTCCAAACCCTCCACACCCAGTCTGGAATAATCCTGACTGTTGTGAGCTCCGGGCTTGATAAGATCAAGCAGTCTTCAATAGACCTCCAGAGCTCCTCGAGCCGTACAATTTCTGTCCGACTCATGACACAGATCTTCGATCTGATGTCTTCGGGTAAATCCCGAAATCCATCTAGGCGACGGAGAATCTCCATCCTTTGCCCAAATGGCCGTTCGCAGAAATTGCGAACGTATTCGCCTCGTGTTATATAGAAGCACCCGGCGAGTGTAGGTGCCTCATGGCGCTTTGGTGTGAAGACCTTAGTCTTTAGACACGGCCACGCCATCACATAGTTGACCTCCCCTTTGCGGGAAAGAC